AGCGGTTATCTGGCGAGACAAATCCTACAAATGCTGTACTTGATGGTGCAATCACCTCCACGGCAACGACGATCACGCTTAACACGGTGGTTGGACTAGCTGGATCAGGTTTTATTCGCCTTGGCACAGAAGATATTTACTACACATATGTATCAGGGAATACCCTAGGTGGTGTATTCCGTGGTCAAAACAACACTACAGCGGCAGCCCAAGCAGACGGGACTGCGGTGTTTGTTCCACAACTCCCAGCTATTACTGTATGGCCTACACCAGACAACAGCACAACTTATCAGTTTGTGTACTACCGACTGCGTAGGGTGCAAGATGCTGGCGCGGGCGCTGAGACAGCCGATATGAACTTTAGGTTTTTACCCTGTGTTGTAGCTGGATTGGCATACCACATTGCTGTCAAAGTCCCTGAGTTGATGCCTCGCATCCAAATGCTCAAGCAAATTTATGATGAAGCATTTGACATAGCCGCAGGTGAAGATCGAGAAAAAGCAGCTATCAGGTTTGTTCCTAGGCAAATGTTTATTGGAAGTGGCGGAGGTTACTGATGGGTAATCGATACGCATCCGGCAAGATAGCGATTGCTGAGTGTGATCGCTGTGGCCAACAGTACAAGTTAAAAACGCTTAGAACTGAGATTATTAAGCAACGTCAATATCAGTTGTTGGTTTGTCCTGAGTGCTGGGATCCCGATCAGCCACAATTAATGCTTGGAACATTTCCAGTAGATGATCCGCAAGCTCTGCGCAACCCGCGTAGAGATACAACGTATGTCACTTCTGGTGTTAACGTTAATGGTAATTTGTCTGGTGGTTCACGAGACATTCAGTGGGGCTGGGCACCTGTAGGCGGGGCTAGTAATTTTGATGCAGAGTTGACACCAAACTACTTGGTGGCAACGACATTTGTTGGTACAGTAACGGTATCTTAAGGAGCTTAAAATGGATAAAGCGGATTTAAAACAAGACAAGAAGATGATGGCTGGAGCCGTGCACAAACACGAGAAAGCTATGCACCCCGGCAAGCCTATGACTAAACTCAAAAAGGGCGGCCCTACTAGTATGGATCGCAAGATGATGGGTCGTAATCTATCTCGTGCAAATAACCAGAAATCTGGGAGCAAATGATGGCTACATTTAGCAAAAAGATGATGGGTAAAGAAGTTGGCGATGCCAAAGTCTATGCTAAGCCACACACTATGTCTGGCAAAGAAGTCAAGGCTTCTACTAATCCCGGCAAAGAGCCAAACCACAGCAATACGGACACCGTAAACATGAGCGTTGGCGCGTACAGCAACAAGCCTGAAGGCAAACCAACAAAAACAACTGGTATCAAAGTTCGCGGCACAGGCGCAGCTACTAAAGGCTTGATGGCACGAGGCCCAATGGCATGAACTACACTGAGCTTGTCACGCAAGTAGGAGACTACTGCGAAAACTCTTTCCCAACTGACAATATGAATGTGTTCATTCGTCAGGCGGAGCAGCGCATCTATAACAGTGCGCAGCCCGCTAATTTGAGGAAGAACGTGACAGGCACAATTACCTCTGCAAACAAGTATCTATCTGCCCCAGAAGATTTCTTGTCTGTATATAGCCTTGCGGTATATCCAAACAACGTCACAACAGCTACTGGAGCATCTGGAGCTAAAACAATTGTAGTGGCAAGTACTACAGGCATCGCAGTAGGTCAGCAAGTAACGGGTTCAGGGATTGGCACTAACGCACAAGTGCGTAGCATTAGTGGGACAACAATTACGTTGACTGTTGCCAATAATGGTACGGTTGCAAGCTCAGTTACCTTTCAAGGCGACTACCTGTATTTACTCAATAAAGACGTTAACTTTATTCGTGAAGCCTATCCTTTATCAGCGCAGGTAAGCGAGCCTAAACACTATGCAATCTTTGGCCCTACAACTACTGCACTTGGCGTAGTTACTAATGAGTTGTCTTTCATTGTTGGCCCAACACCGGATGCGACTTATAGCGCAGAACTGCATTATTACTACTATCCAGTTTCTATTGTTGATGCACCAAGTGGCAATACATGGCTAAGTGAGAATTTTGATTCTGTATTGTTGTACGGCACAATTTGCGAAGCTCTTGTTTACATGAAGGGCGATCAGGGTATGTTCCAGATTGCAAATGAGCGTTATATCCAAGCTATTGCTTTGTATAAAAACTTGGCGGATGGCAAACAACGCGCTGATGCTTATCGTGATGGTCAGGGTTAGGGCGGCTGTTTCATGAGTTATATTCTTCAGACTCAAACAACCAGCTTCAAAACGCAGCTGTATACGGGCGTTCACAACCTGCTTACAGATACACTAAAGATTGCTCTGTACACAGCCAATGCTGATTTAAACGAATCTACTACTATCTACACAACAACCGCAGAAGTAACGGGTACAGGTTATGTGGCTGGTGGCGTAGTGCTTACGGGCGTAACAATCAATTCTTCTGGGTATACAGCGTATGTAGATTTTACTGATGTGGTGTTCAACGCTTCTGTAACAGCCCGCTGTGCTTTGATCTATAACGTCACCCAAGGCAATAAATCCATCGCAGTGTTGGATTTTGGGTCTGACAAAACGTCTACAAATTTCACTATAACAATGCCTGCTAATACAGCATCGGCAGCTCTTATTAGGAGTTCAAATTGATCGTTACTACAACTAAAGGCGAAATGGATGATTCTCTTCTTGAGAAAAAAGAAGGTGTCGTGGATAATGATAACGAAAACACCACATGGGTGGAGTATTGGCTAGAGGGTGAATTAGTTCACCGATCAGCCCATGTAACTTTAAAGAAACCTACAACTTACCTTGCTGCTGAAGCAGCGTCAATTACATAAGGAGCTATCATGGCAAATACTCAATCAATGTGCACTTCGTTCATGGGCGAACTCATGACGGCCACTCACAACTTTGGCGCTTCACCTATTCGTGCGGCAACAACTGCTGACACATTTAAAGCGGCTTTGTATCTGACTTCAGCCACTGTTAACGCAAGCACCACAGCTTACTCATCTACCAACGAAGTAACAGGTACGGGCTACACGGCTGGTGGTGTAACGGTGACTAACGCTACGGCTCCTATTGCGGCTAATAGCTCGGCAACTGCTGGCGTAGCGTACTGGACACCTTCAGCGTCTATCACTTACACAACCGTGACTTTGAGCACAGCGTTTGACTGCGTTTTGATCTATAACAGCACCCAGTCTAACAAGGCCGTGTCTGTTCATACATTTGGCTCGCAAACCATTACGGCTGGCACGTTCACACTGACTATGCCTTCTAACACAACGTCAACCGCATTGCTGCGCTTGTCCACAACCTAAAAGGTAAGCCATGTCTCTCGGCTGGGGCGACGGCGCGTGGGGGAGTAATGGCTGGGGCGGTACTCTCGATGCAACAGGCGTTACCGCTTCTGGCGCGGTTGGCACTGCGTCGCCTGTAATTGAGATTGCTCTTACAGGTGTTGGCGCTTTTGGCGCGGTTGGAGATGTTACTGAGTCAATCATTATTCCCGAGCAGGGTGATGTAGCGACAGGTGAAGTTGGTACAGTTGGTGTAAGTCTTACAGTTGCTCTTACGGGCGTAGCGGCATCTGGCGAAGTTGGCACGGTTGTTCAGAGTCAGGCAATTGGTCTGTCTGGTGTATTGGCTACAGGCGCTGTTGGTACAGTTGTTAACTCATCAACTGTTGCACTGTCTAGTGTGTTGGCTACAGGCGCTGTCGGTACAGTTAGCCCAGAGCAGAGTACAGCGATTACAGGTGTAGCGGGCGCAGGGGCTGTTGGTTCTGTTGTACAGTCAGCATCGGCTGCATTAAGCGGTGTTGCGGCAATGGGTCTTGCGGGGCAAGTAATTGTTCCGTTGTTACCAAATAGCGCAACTGGCGCGGTTGGATCAGTATCGGCTGACAGAGTAATTGCATTGACTGGTGTTGGGGCTTCTGGCGCTGTTGGAACAATGACAGTCGCAGAACGGATCTTAGCTTTGACGGGGGTTGCAGCAAGTGGCGCAGTTGGTGATGTAATTGCTGTATATTGGAAAGTAATAGATGACAGCGAAACAGCAAACTGGCAGAATATCAGCAATTCGCAAACACCTGCTTGGGCTACAGTCACAACTGAGTAAACTCCTAAATGGAAAAAATTGTAACTTGAGGTTTAAAACATGACTACAGCATATACATCACTCTTAGGCTTGGCCTTGCCAGTCACGGGCGAACTAAGCGGCACATGGGGCGACACTGTAAACGCCGGTATTACATCCCTTGTTGATTCTTCTGTTGCGGGCACAACTAATATCAGCACTGATACGGACGTTACGCTGACCACAACTACTGGCGCAGCTAACACAGCCCGACAAACCATTCTCTTGTTCTCGGGTGCGCGTACGGCATTGCGTACGGTTACAGCGCCAGCCCAGTCTAAAACTTACACAGTAATTAATGCCACCACAGGTGGTTTTGCGGTTAAGTTAATTGGCTCCGGCCCAACAACAGGCGTAACAATTATTGCTGGTGAATCAGCTTTTTGCGCATGGAACGGTTCTGACTTTGTAAAAGTTAGTAACACCGGCGGCGCTTACACAGTTACTGATTTAACTGTTACTGGCAATACAATTCTTGGCGACGCAAGCACAGACACAGCAACGCTTAATGCCTCATCCCGTTTTAACGCCCTGGCAACTTTTGGTTATGCTGGTGTTTCTGGTTCTACGCTAACAACTTCTGCTCCAGCATTTGTGTACAGCGGTGCAACAACCTACACAGATACTAGTATTTCTGGCGGTACAAAAACTCACGGGCCTTTCTGGTCATTTGCTATACCTACACTGGCTAACCCAACAACAGTTACAACTTACACAAACGCTTCAACCTTGTACATTGCTGGTGCTCCTGCGGCTGGTACAAACATCACGATCACTAACCCATACTCGTTGTATGTAGCCGCTGGCGCTTCGTACTTTGGCGGGGCTGTTAGTTTTATAGGTAATACAACTTTAACGACAACAACCGTTACTTCGTTAACAGACTCTGGTTTAACTGCTGGTCGCGTGACATACGCAGGTACGGCTGGCTTGCTTCAAGACTCTGCCAATTTAACTTTTGATGGTACAAATTTAACTTTGGGTGGAGGCACAGCCAACGGAGTAACCTATCTCAATGGTTCAAAGGTTCTGACAAGTGGCTCTGCGCTTACTTTTAACGGTACAAACTCACTTACTTTAAACGCTTCAGCGGCTTCTCTGAATTTAGGTATTACTACCAACTATGGTGTTGTTTCTGCCGCTGGAACAAATCCTGCCGCTATTTATTTTAATGGTGCAACACGAACAAGTTTTCAAAGCCATCTTCAGTATTTTGCCGCTAATCATACGTTTTTTAATGAAACAGGTGGCTCTGAAATCATGCGCCTGCTTAACACAGGCAATGTAGGCGTTGGAACCAGCAATCCCATAACCAAATTTGTTGTCAGTAATGCTGGTGCAGAAGGTCTTGAAGTTTCACCATCGGGCGGTACTGTTAGCTTAACTGCCTATAACAGAAGCGGTGCGGCGTATGCGCCCCTTGCGTTGATTGGTAGCGGCGGAGGTACGCTAACAATGGGTTCCACTGGGGGTGTTTTTAATACAAAAGTCGGTATTAGCACAACTACTTCTGCGCTTTCACAATCATTAAACATTGATGGCTCTGGTGGAACGCTTGCTGGTACAGCCTCAATCTCTTTGTGGGACGGCAACAGCGGTGGCTCTCGTCGTTGGGCAATTGCAAATGGTGCAAGTGCGACAGGTACTAGTCAAATTGGCGTATTGACCTTTAGTTCAGGTACAGGTTCGTTCACCGCAGACCCATTAAGTGCAGGTTTTGAAATCATGCGCCTGACTGGTAGCCCCAGTTTGAACGTGGGTCAAACGGTTACAACAGGCACAGTTGGTGCGGGGGAAACCAATGCCACAACAACATTTAGTAGTCTTGGTTATGGAATGTTGTCGCTCACCAATAAAAGCAATACAGCCAACAACTACACATGGATGACTTTTAACGAGTCAAACTACAACTACGTTGGCGCAATTGGTACGCAGAATCAAAGTCACAGCCCTGCTTCTGGCGCGGTGTATGGTGACTTGTTGTTTGCAACAAAGACCAATGGTCTTGGTGGATTTCCAACAGAAAAAATGCGTCTTACATCTGAAGGTAATTTGCTAATAAATATTACAACTTCAAATGGGTATAAGGTAAATGTAAGAACTAATGCAGGAGCTACTGCATTAGATGGCGAATTTATATCCGATGGTACAAGAAATCTTATTCTTGCACAAAGTGGTTCTACATACAATTACGCAGGTATATCTGCAAATGAAAATATAGTCTATGCAAGCGGAAATCCATTAAACATTGTTGCAGATTCATCACTAATTAAATTTTCTACCGGAAACGAACGGATGCGTATTACAAACGCAGGCAATGTAGGTATTGGTACAAACAACCCTGCGTATCTCTTAACTGTAAATGGCGTAATTAATAACGCTAGTAACGCTGACCCATCACCCTATACACAACAAAGAATTACAGTTTACAACGATGGCGGTAATTGGGGGTATTTGGGATATGGCAATGATGCCATTATGCGTATTGTTCATGCAACTACTGCTTCTAGTTACCCATTGCTTTTTGGAACAACAAGTGCGGCTAACAATACAGGCACTTTTACAGAAACAATGCGTATTTCTCTTACGGGTGCTTTGGTTTTAAAAGGTGGCACTGCAAACCCAACTGGTGTAGGGGTAACATTCCCCGCAACTCAATCAGCATCATCAGACGCTAATACTTTGGATGACTATGAGGAGGGTAGTTTTAATTGTACAGTTACATATAGCACAACTTTAACCGCCACACCTCCTACAAGCACATTAACAGTTACTGGTTATTACGTAAAAGTTGGCAATATAGTTACTTGTACTTTCCCAGAAATAAGCAGGGCATCAACATTTAGCAATACTTCTGTAGTTATTTCTCAGTTTTCACTTCCATTTGCAACTGCAAATGATGGTACTTGGGCTACTAATACCACGGGTTTTTATAATTTAGAAGGTCAATACGGGGGTACTATTATAAATACAAATGTTGCGTACATAGTTCAAGTCCCGCCTAATGCTTCTAAGATAGATGCACAAGCAAATACAACAAATTTGCAGGGTGGATTATATTGGCGACTTGCTGATACATCTGCGGCTGTAAGATTTTCTGTAACTTACAAAGCGGCATAACTACATCGGATTGATGTAGTCAGACACTTAACTTCAAAGGAAATCAAAATGTCTTTAACAAAACAAACAGTCATTGACCAAATTACAGTAACCGAAAACGGCATCATTCTCTATCGTGAAGCCACACGCATCATGGAAGATGGTAATGAATTAAGTAAAACTTACAATCGTTCAAGCCTTACACCCGCACAAGACTTAACAGGCGTTCCCGCTAATGTTGTTGCAATCTGCAATACAGTCTGGACTGCTGAAGTGATTGCGGCTTATCAAGCCCAAATAGCGGCACAACAAACTAACTTAGGAGCCTAATCATGTCAGCAACTATCACTTGGCAAATTGAGTGGATGCAAACCACTCCTACGACAGCAACTCCTCCTGAGACTGTCATCACCGCAGGCTGGCGCTGTAACGGCGTACAGGTAGAAGGCTCTGGCGACACAGCCAAAACCTACAATGCTACCGTGTACAGCACTTGCTCGTTCCCCGCCCCTGAAGGCACGTTTACACCCTACGACCAACTAACTCAGGCTCAAGTCTTGGGCTGGTGCTGGGCAAACGGCGTGGACAAAGATGCAACCGAAGCAAGCATTCAATCGCAGATTGACGGTCAGATTAACCCCACGGTAATCCAGCCGCCCTTGCCTTGGCTGACTCCTTAAGTTAACGGGAAGCCACCACCCAATCTTGGTGGCACATTAAAAGGAAACATCATGGGAAAAAATGAAAAGACCCCTGTGACAATCGACGGCGTTGAGCATCACTTTGAAGACCTGACACCCCAGCAGCAAGTTCTGTTGAATCATGTCGCAGATTTAGATCGCAAACTGGACTCAGCGCGTTTCAACGTAGATCAGCTTCAAGTAGGCCGTAACGCCTTCTTTGAACTACTAAAACAAGCGTTAGCTGCACAGCCTGAAGAGGCTGTAACTGACGTTACTGACGTATCGGTGCAGTAATGTGGGACTGGGCGGAGGCAATTATTGCAGCCGCCTGTATAGCGTCTTTCATTATTGCTGGAACCTACTTAATTGCGTGGGCAGGGACATGATGAATGCGCTGGTTTATTCTATTACTGCTGTTGGGGCTGGTTGGAGCCGTAGCCAAGAACGGCTGTCACGTCCGCGAGTTCTATGGGATTGGTTACACAGTCCACAACCCGATAGAGCGTTACACAGAGATGCTGGCGTGGTTAGAGCGCAATGCGTCCTATTGCAAAGCAGACGATTACGTGATGATCTGGAACAACCTACCGAATTGGGCGGGGACTTCAGACACTGCGCAACTTAGAAGCGCGGTCATCAAAGGATACACAGATGCACTTGAGCGAGATAAAAAATGAAGGTCAGCTACGACAAGTGGTATCCCGTAGTTCAGCCCAAAGGCTTGGTGCAACAGGAAGTCTTTATCAAAAAGGTAGAGAAGCAGAATGCCGAACGGGATTTGCAGGTAAAAATTGATGACACGGTGAAGAAGTTTCACCAGTATGAGTATGAGATTTATGCTTACAGGATGCGTCAGATAACGCTGGACATCCAAATTGTTAACCTTAAACGTGAGATTGACCTACTTGTATGACCAAGAAGCCAATACCAAAGCCTCAGATGGAAACAAAAGAAAAACTGACGTTGTGGGTCACATTGATGGTAAGCACCACCCTGTGTCTCTCCGTATTGGCTATGGTAACCGCCTTTATGCTTGGTCTGTGGGCCAAGGAAGTGGACAACGCCGAAATCTTCAAGATGATTAGCCCAGCCTTCTCAACGCTGATTGGCGGCATGATTGGGTTCCTGTCTGGTATCAAACTCATGCAGAATGAAGACAAGCCCAAGGAAAAATAATGGCACAGTTTGAACCAGCTTTTGAGCAGATGATTAAAGACGAGGGCGGCTACGTTCTTCATGAAGTCCCCGGCGACACGGGAGGTATGACCTACGCTGGTATTGCTCGTAACAAGAACCCCCAGTGGAACGGCTGGGCGCTTGTAGATAAGAAAGAATTTGGTGGCTCCCTGACCCCTATGGTGCGCGAGTTCTATCGCGTTGAGTTCTGGGACAAGATGCGGGGTAACGAGATTTCAAACCAAGACGTAGCTAATAGCATCTTTAACTTTGGCGTAAACGCAGGTATGGGTATGGCTGTGAAGCTTGCTCAGTTGGTGATTGGTGCTACACCTGATGGCGGTATTGGTGCTAAAACTATAGAGAAGCTCAACCAAATCACGGACGGACAGCGGTTTAAGGAGTCCTACGCCTTGGCTAAGATTGCCCGATATGTTGAAATATGCAACAAGAACCCAGTGCAGGTCAAATTCCTCAAGGGCTGGATTAACCGCACATTGAAAGGTTTAGCATGAGCTTGCTTGCCGTTGGATCAATTATTGAAGCTGTTGGTAAGGTTGCAGGCGACCTGATTACCACCGACAAAGAACGCATGGAGATGGAGGTTGAGCAGCGTAAGCTTGATCTTGAAGAAAAGCGTATTGACCAAGCCACAGACCTAGCGCAGATTGAAGTAAACAAAATTGAAGCTGGGTCATCCAGTGTGTTTGTTTCAGGCTGGAGGCCAGCTATTGGATGGATTGGTGTGGCGGCTATGGGCTATCAGTTTTTGCTGTATCCGCTGTTCCAATGGGCATGGAAATATTTGCAAGCTATGGGATGGGTTCCTGTTGGTATGGATCCCCCGCCGGTACTAGACGCAGACCAACTATGGGTGATATTATCAGGTATCTTGGGCATTGCCGGTATGCGTTCTTTTGAGAAGACCAAAGGCGTTGCCAGCAAATAAAAGGTAGCCAATGCCATTAAAGAAACTTGTCCAGAAAGCTGGTGTAAACCGCGAAAACACTCGGTATACGTCTGAGAACGGATATTACGTTTCTGATAAAGTGCGTTTCCGCCAAGGCACGCCCGAAAAGATTGGTGGCTGGGTTCGTATTTCTGCTACGACTTTCTTAGGAGTCTGCCGTTCTTTGTGGAACTGGGTAACTTTGGGCGGTCAAAACTTACTTGCTGTAGGCACAAACTTAAAATATTACATTGAGTCTGGCGGGGCATATAACGACATTACGCCACTGCGTAAAACTGCGGCTACGCTTGGCGCAAACCCTTTTGCTACTACCAATGGATCTACTACTGTTGTTGTTACAGACTCGACAGGCGGCTGGGTTAGCGGTGACTATGTTACTTATAGCGGTGCAACAGCTGTTGGCGGACTAGATTTAAATGGTGAATACCAGCTAACTACAATTGGCACTAGCACGACAACATACTCTATCCAAGCCGCAACTGCCGCTACATCTACAGCTACAGGTGGTGGTGCTTCTGTTCTAGCCGCATATCAAATTAATGTTGGCTCACCCTATGCTGTTCCTTTGGTTGGTTGGGGTGCTGGCGCGTGGGGTTCTGGCACATGGGGTATTGGTACAGCATCTACTAACCAGATGCGTATTTGGAGTCAAGCTAACTTTGGTGAAGATTTAATCTTTGCACCTAATGGCGGTGGTATTTATATCTGGAAAGCCAGTACATCGCTAACAACACGGGGCGTATTAATATCTAGTCTGGTGGGAGCTTCCTCCGTCCCAACAGTTCAAAACTTTATTTTGGTTTCTGATTCATCACGGTTTACGTTTGCTTTTGGATGTAATGAGTTTGGCAGTGCCACGCAAGACCCAATGTTAATTCGTTGGTCTGACCAAGAAAATTATTTGGAGTGGGCTCCGTCTATAACAAACCAATCAAGTTTTTTACAACTGTCTCATGGGTCTAGAATTGTTACGGCTTTGCAGTCTCGTCAAGAGATTTTGGTTTGGACAGATTCTTCTTTATATTCCATGCAGTATCAAGGCCCACCAGCCGTGTGGGGCGTTCAGCTATTGGGTGATAACCTATCTATTGCCGGGCCAAATGCTGCTGCCATTGCTTCTGGCGTGACGTACTGGATGGGTATTGATAAGTTTTATAAATACGACGGTCGCACACAAACGTTGCGCTGTGATTTACGTCAGTTTATTTTCCAAGATATTAATTTAGAGCAAGCGGCACAGATATTTGCATCTACCAATGAAGGCTTTAACGAAGTCTGGTTTTTCTACTGTTCAGCCAATTCATTTGCCATTGATAAATATGTGATCTATAACTACGCAGAGGATATTTGGGCTTACGGAACAATGGCTCGCACGGCTTGGCTTGATTCTGCTCTGCGAGATTACCCGATGGCTGCAACTTATACGTATAACATTGTTTACCATGAGCAAGGTAATGATGACAACGAAACTGCAACAGCACTGCCTATTAACGCAATTATTGAGACAACTGAATTTGACATTGATGATGGCGACCACTTTGGGTTTGTATGGCGTATCTTGCCGGACATTACTTTCCGTGGGTCTGACGCAGCGTCTCCACAAGTCACAATGACGCTGATCCCAATGCAGAACTCTGGTTCAGGTTACAACGATCCTATTTCTTTAGGTGGTAACTCAAATGCCACAGTGGTGAGAACAGCTACAGTTCCAATTGAGCAATTTACAGGGCAGGTATATGTCAGGGTTCGTGGTCGTCAGATGATTATGAAGATAGAGTCCAATCAATTAGGCTGCGCGTGGCAGTTGGGTAGCCCCCGTATTGATATCAAACAAGATGGTCGTAGGGGTAACTCATGAGCGTGATTATTACGTCAGAGTTTGAGCTTCAACGGGTTCAACCACCTGCCCTACCTTTTGCTACGCCAGACTATAGCGAGCAGTATCAAAATCAATTAAACAACATTCTGCGTTTGTATTTTAATCGTGTACAGGCAATACTTGACCAACTTGATTCGGGCGCTTTTCAACCGCCTTTGACTAATTACACTGTTGCAACATTACCTAGCGCAACTACATCTGGTAAGGGCGCAAGAGCTTTTGTAACGGATGCACTACTTCCTGCGTTTGGAGCAACTGTTGCAACTGGCGGGGCTGTTGCAGTGCCTGTATATTCCGACGGAACAAATTGGAAGGTCGGATAATGGCTATACGTGACGGCAGATCTATTTCGGTTTTTGAAGACAACGGTGGCTTCGGAGATGATTTTAGTGTAGACGAAGGTGTTGGTGTCGGCGGCGGCATTATTACATTACCTATTACGCCTGTTGTTACTCCTGATGTTGTTACTCCTGTTGGCGATAGTGGGGGCATTACAACACTAACCCCAACTCCAACTCTAACTTATACATCTACTGATGAGCAGGGCAATCCAATTTATGACACCGTTACGCCTGTTGTTACTCCTGATGTAGTTACTCCTGATGTAGTTACGCCTGTTGTTACTCCTGATGTTGTTACTCCTGTTGTTACTCCTGATATAGTTACTCCTGATGTAGTTACGCCTGTTGTTACTCCTGATCTAATTGTTCCAACAATAACAACCCCAACGGTTAGCTCAGTCACGACTGACTTTGATGATGTCGTTGCACCTCCAAGTGGTGGCACCAAAACCGTTACGGCAACTCCTGTGGCTACTCCCGTAGCGGCTCCTGTAGTTACTCCAACAAATACAACCAAGTGGCGTGATTTTACGTTAGACAATACGGTTGTTAATAAGTTAATGGATCAGATTACAGCCCAGCAAAAAGCTGGTACAGCTAAATACTATCAAGGTGAAGGTTTAGGTTCAATTGAGGCCAATACCCGTGAGATGGCAAATATCTTGGCAAGTGTTGGTGTAACGGATATTAAAGACTTTGGTCAAATTACAAAAACAATTCCTGCATCATCTTACGAAACTGAACAAGGCACGGTAGACGTACCTGAACAAACTTACACAACCTACGGCAATAAATTAACTGGTAAAGAAGTACCTAATACTTATAGCGAACGCCAAACAGGTAATGCTTTTGGCGGGACTTTTTCTGGTTCAGGGAACACTGGCTATCGGGTGCAATTTGATGCGCAAGGCAATCCAGTCTTTTACACAACCAAAGCGTCGTCTAATGATTTAGCCAACATCATGAAAGATCTTGGCCCTATTGGTCAGATTGGTTTAGCTATAGCCACAGGTGGTTTATCAATTCCACAACAAATTGCGGCTCAGTTTGCGTTAAAAGTGTTAAGTGGCGAGGACGTAGCTAGTGCTGTAAAAAGCGCAGCCGCATCTTATTTGGGCGCTCAAATACCCGGTTTAGATGTAATGAAAGACGCTACGGCGTACTTAAATGGAATTGATCCTACTGGAGTCCTTGCCAAAACATTGACTGGCGCTGCGGTGGGCGCTACTACGGGTGTTATTACTGGACAAGATTTATTGACATCAGCTACGGCAGGTGCTGCAAGTGGTGGTTACTCTGGCGCTGCTGATGCGATCATGGGTAATTTTGATTTGACTGGTTTATCTAATAGTCAAAAATCAGCATTAAAAACCGCAATTACAGGCACGATTTCTGGCAAACCGCTTGACCAGACTTTGATGAATTCTATTACCACGCTTGTAAATTCTGAAGTTAAAAAACTTACAAGTGCCCCAACTGTAACTCCAACTACTGTAACTCCAACTACTGTAGCAGCTGTTGATGATAATACTGATAACCCCGTAATTGCTATTGATGCTGATGGCAATGAAGTTCGTCTAAAAGATATCAACACATTGTTTGCGGGTTCAGGCAACAATGATTATGCCGCTGAAGCATCAAAGATTCTTAACAGTTACGATACCGCAGGCTTGGCGGCTGTGGCTGCTCCTGCGGCTGGTGCAACTGCTGCGACTAACTCCCCACTGCTTCGTCTTGTACAAGCTGCCGCTAATGATGCAAATTACGCCACAAAACTTTCGGCGTTAGAAAGTGTATTGACAGCCGCTGGTAGCTCAGTTGCCAAAATATTAGGCACTGCTATTTCATTGGGTACTTATTCACCCGGATTAAACATAGATGAAGATGCAACTTTAAAGCGTTTGCGTGACTCTGGCTTAATCACAATAGATGATTTAAAGACTACTACACCAGCTGCTACACCTGTGGCAACGCCTACTGTTTCACCAACTGTTACGCCTACTGTTGCTCCAACAGTTACGCCTACTGTTACTCCCTACATTGTTAAACCAGATGATTACAAAGATACAACTGAAGAAATTCAAAATTGGCAAGGGACATTGGATGAAGTTTATTACACCGATGAAGACGGGAATCCTGTTACTTTAAGAGAATATTACAGAATTTTAGGTTTTGAACCCCCTAAATTGCCGCCCAGTATTTTACCGGCAACGCCTACAGTTACACCTACTGAAACACCAACTGTTACGCCTACAGTGACTCCGACTGTTACTCCAGTTGAGACTCCTACAGTTACACCTACTACAACTCCAACAGTTGCGCCTACTGTTACGCCTACTGTTACGCCCGGCCCAATTCGTCGTGTTTTTGATCCTTCAGACCCAACAACGTGGCCTACTCCAGATGAAAGCCCAAATTTTGATCCGGCAAATCCCAATACATGGCCTGATTACAACCCAGCTACGCCTACAGTAACACCTGTTAAAGCACCTACAGTAACGCCTGTTAAAACGCCTACTGTTACTCCTGTCGTAATGCCTACAATTGCCCCAACTGTGACTCCAGTTGAGACTCCGACTGTTACTCCGACTGTTACTCCGACTGTTACTCCGACTGTTACTCCGACTGTGACTCCGACTGTGACTCCGACTGTGACTCCAGTTGAGACCCCAACAGTAACACCAACTATTACACCAACTCCAACTGTTACGCCGACTGTTACGCCTACTGTGACTCCGGTTGTAACGCCTACAGTGACTCCGGTTGTAACGCCTACAGTGACTCCGGTTGTAACGCCTACAGTGACTCCGGTTGAAACCCCAACTGTTACCCCAACTGTTACGCCTACTGTTACGCCTACTGTTACGCCTACTGTTACGCCTACTGTGACTCCAGTTGAGACTCCAACGGTAAGTCCGACTGTTACGCCTACTGTGACTCCGACTGTTACGCCTACTGTAAGTCCAACGGTGTCTCCAACGGTGTCTCCAACGGTGTCTCCTACTGTTAGTCCAACGGTAAGTCCAACGGTGTCTCCAACGGTGTCTCC